GACGCTCGACGCCGCCCACCGATTCCGCAACATCGGCGTGGCGGGCGTGATCCGCCTGGCCGCTGCCGCCGAGGGGCACTACATCCCGGCGGTGGGCGCGAGCCCGACGGAGATTCTCGAAGCCGCCGCCAGCACGATGAGCCTGCCGGGCATCATGTCCAACATCGCCAACAAGAGCCTGCTGGCGGGCTTCGACTACGTCGAGAACGCCTGGCGTCGCATCGCCAAGATCGGGGCGGTGCGCGACTTCAAGACCGTCACCCGCTACCGCTTCACCGCCGATATGGGCTTCGAGCCCATCGCCTACGGCGGGGAGTTCAAGCACGGCGAGGTCGGCGAGGAGTCGTACACCAACAAGGCCGACACCTACGGGAAGATGTTCGGCATCTACCGCGAGGACATCATCAACGACGACCTCGACGCCCTGAAGGAACTCCCGTTCCGCATCGGCGAGGGCGCGGCCCTGACCATCAACAAGGTCTTCTGGACGCTGTGGCTGAGCAACCCGGGCAGCTTCTTCTCCAGCGGCCACAAGAACTACAAGACCGGCGCGGACACCGCGCTGAGCGTGGACGGGCTGACGTTGGCCCGCAACACCTTCAGCAAGCAGCGTCGCCCCGGCGGCAAGGACCCGCTCGGTGTGCGGCCGAAGATGCTGCTGGTTCCGGCCAGTCTGGAAATCATGGCCGACCTGCTGATGACCTCGACCACGCTCAATGAGGCCGCTGCTACGCCCAAGAGCGACAAGAACCCGCACGCCAACAAGTTCGAGGTCGTCGCAAGCGACTACCTGGACAACGAGGACTACACCGGCTCGTCGGACAAGGCCTGGTATCTGCTGGCCCAGCCCGGCGCGATTCCTGCCTTCGAGGTGGTGTTCCTCAACGGCAAGCAGGTACCCACCGTGGAGAAGAACGACATGCTCTTCAATCGGCTGGGCATCGAGTTCCGGGGTTACCTCGACTTCGGCGTGAAGGAACAGGACTACCGGGGCGCACTGAAGATGAAGGGCGAGGCCTGATCCCAGGCCTCCTGACCAAGGAGACATTGCATGGCAACGGCACGATTCATCCATGACGGAAACGGCATCGACTACACCCCAGGCAGCGATCTGCCCGCCGGAAGCGTGGTGGTCCGGGGCGACCTGATCGGCATCACCAAGCGGGACATCGCCACCGGCGGACTCGGCACGTTGGAACTGACCGGCGTGTTCGACCTGCCCAAGGCGACCGGCGTCGGCGAAGCCATCGCGGTCGGAGTGGAGGTGTTCTGGGACGAGGCCGAGCAGGTAGCGAAGACCGACGCCGAGAGCGGAGCGAACAAGTCGCTGGGCAAGACGGTCGCCGCCGCAGGCGATGACGACGAGACGGTTCGGGTTCGCCTGAGCCAGTAGCGAGGAGGCCGGGAGCGTGGGTGACCTGTTGAGGCAAGGAGGCCAATGGCTGGAGCAGCAGCGCAGGGCGCACTGCTCCAGCCAGGTCACCTACCGCCGCGAGGCAGTGGAGCTTGTCGTCAACGCCACGTTCGGCCGCACCGAGTACGAGGTCGAGGACGAGTACGGGCTTCGCGTCGGAGCGCAGGTGACGGACTTCCTGATCCTGGCCGAGGAGTTCTCGCCCACGTTCGACGAACCGGAAGCAGGCGACCAGATTGTGGCCGACGGACGCCTCTACGAGGTGATGCCGCTTTCGGGACAGGGACATTGGCGATGGAGCGATCCGTACCGGATCACGATGCGGATTCACACGAAGGACATGGGCCAGGCATGAGCGGATGCGACGGACAGTATGAGCGGGTGTGCAAGGACGAGTTCGCCTCGATCCATGCCAAGCTCGACCGCCTCGACGAGGCGATTCGCGGCAATGGAAAGCCGGGCATCCAGCTTCGCCTGGATCGGCTGGAAGCGGCCGAGAAGTCCCGCGCAAAGCTCATCTGGATCATCGTCGGTGCCGCCGCCACGCTCGCCGTGACGGCCGTCTGGCAGCAGGTATTTGGAGGCTGATATGGCCAAGCGATGGATCAATTCGATGGACGTGGAGGTTAGCCCCAACGGCGCGCCGCTGTTCGACGTGGCGGGCTGCTCGTCGTTCGTTGGCGGGACGAAGACCGTCTCGTCCACCACCACACCGCAGGCGCTTGTGGCAACGGCTACGCCGTGCCGGTTCGTGTGGATCGGTGCCCGCGTGAACAGCGACGGCAATCCGCTGAACACCAAGCCGTGCTTTGTGGGCGATGCCGCCAACCAGAACATTCCGCTTTTGCCCAGCAACTTCGAGGGCGTCGTCATCCGAATCGACGACGCCAGCAAGGTCTTCGTCAAGGTCGGCGTTGCCAACCAGGGCGTCGTGTACCGCATCTTCGCATAGGAGCAACCGTGGCCTTCTTCGTCAGCGCACAATCCGGAAACTGGCACGACCCTCTGACGTGGGATGTGGGATCGGTACCCAATCTCGGCACAGACGATGTAATCATCGCTTACGAACACGAGGTCGTTTTTGAATCCGGTTACTACGAGTCCCTTGCCCCTGGTCGGCTACTCGCGATTGGCACTAACAGCACACTTCGTATTCAGGGCGGCATCGACGCATACGACAGCGATGTGGTCGTGGTTGGGGACATCATTGCAGAGGGCAGTCACCTTGCCGTCTGGGGTGGAGGCCGTCTGCAAATCGATCCAACCGGCACCGTTACGGTTACCAGTAGCTTCTATCTCGAATGGAACGCGACGGCGACCGTAGAAGGCCAGCTGATTATCGAATCGGGCGCATGGGCGGACACCTATGACTACGCCACGCTGACGCTGGATGCAGGCGGCACGGTCCAAGTCTATGGCTACTACTACTGCGAGTATGACGGTGCCATCGTGGTCCGCGACGACTTCAGCATCGAGACGGGCGGGTATCTGAATGTCTTCGACTACGCATCGATGATCATCGAGGACAACGGCGCGGTGTTCGTCTACGGAACGCTCAGCAACGGCTGGTACTGCCATATCGACGTATTCGGTTATCTGGGCGTTCATCAGGACGGTTTCCTACGGGTCTACTCTTACGGGCAGATCAACGTCTACAAGGACATTCGCGTCAGCGGGCGCATGACCGGTGGCGGCAAGATCGTCATGCTTCGCCGCGAGGGGCGCATCCTCGACTTCAACGATAACCTTCTCTTTGTACTCGACCGCGCGTACGGCTTCGGCCAGACGCAGATCGCGTGAGGTGATTCATGGCGAGAGAGATTCCAGACATTCCGCAGGACATTCAGCAGCAGCTGAACAAGACGCCCGCCGAGCGCAAGGCCGAACTCGAAACCCGACGGCAAACCCGGCTGGACGCTTTGACGCCTCAGCAACGCCAGGCCGCTCAGGATCGCATCGACCGCATCGAAGCGGTGCCGATCGACAAACGGCCCACGTTCGTGCAGGCGTCGCGACTGGCGATGGTCGCCCGTTCGATCCGCTCGCAGATTGATGCGGGCCTGAAACTGGATGAGGCCTTGTCACTGCTGACCACTGACGAGACCGACGCCGTTAACTGGTTGACCGATCAACTGATCGCGGAAAGGAGCGTTTGATGGCCTTGGCAATCGACATCGCTGACGCCGTCGTCGCTGAACTGGCGGGCGGCGCGTTCAGTCAGCCGATCACACCCGTTCGGCGCGTGCTGCCGGAATACGAACTGGCGGACCTGAAAGACTTGCGGGTCACGGTCGTGCCCGCCTCGGTCGAGATCGAGGGCGCGTCGCGGGTGTTGAGTCAGCACGACGTGCGGATAGACATCGGCATCCAGAAGAAACTCGGCAAGGCGCTCGATACCGAGGTCGCGCAACTGTGCGGCCTGGTCGAGGAGATCAGCGAGTTCCTCAAGCGTCGGCCGCTCGTGGCAACTCCGTATGCGGTATGGGTCAAGTCGGCCAACGAGCCGATCTACGCCGCCGACCACCTGGCCGATCAGCGAACGTTCACCAGCGTGCTGAGCGTGACCTACAGGGCTTTGAGATGATCCGCTTCGAGATCAAGCAGCTGTTCTTCGACACCAAGGCGGTGCGCAGCAAGCTCGACGCGACCACGCGGCGGGTGCTCTCGAAGTTCGGCGCGTTCGTGCGGCGGACGGCGCGCAGCAGCATCCGTAAACGCAAGCGCATCAGCGAACCCGGCTCGCCGCCGAGCAGCCATTCGGGCCTGCTGAAGAAGTTCATCTTCTTCGGCTACGACCCGGTGAAGCGCAGCGTGGTCATCGGCCCCGAGCGATTGAGCCAGAAGGGACGCGGCGAAGCGCCGCACCTGCTGGAGTACGGCGGGACCGGCACGGTCGAGCGGCAAGGCAAACGCAAACGAGCGAAGGTACGGGCAAGGCCCTTCATGGGACCGGCCTTCGAGAAGGAAGAACCCAAGCTGGCCGCCATGTGGCGCGACAGCATCACGTAAGGAGACACTGAACATGGCGACCTATGTATTGGGCATGAACGCCGGGCTGTACCAGGGTGCGGCCGGTTCCACCACGCCAGGGAGCATGAGCGAGGTGGACAACGTCCGCGACGTGACGCTCAGCATGGAAGCGGGCGAAGCGGACATCACCACGCGAGGCAACAACGGCTGGCGGGCGACCGCCCCGACGCTCCGCGAATGCACCGTCGAGTTCCAGATGGTCTGGAAGCCGGGCGACACCGTCTTCGAGGCGATCAAGACCGCCTTCCTCTCGGCGGGCACCGTCGCGCTGGCCGTGCTGGATCAGAAGGTGGGCATCTCGGGCGCGCAAGGCCCGCTGGGCGACTTCTCGATCACGAACTTCAGCCGCAACGAGGCCCTCGAAGAGGCCATCGTCGCCGACGTGACGGCCAAGCTCGCGGTCTTTGTCGAATGGCATGAGGTGTAACCCATGAAAACCTTCACTGACGCTGCCGGACGCACCTGGACGATCGCGCTGAACCTCGGCACGGCCATGGCGGTCAAGGACAAGCTGGGCGTGGACCTGCTTCAACCTGAAGCGGGCGATCCACCGCTGCTGACGCGGCTGGGCACGGATGAACTGCTGCTTGGCGAGGTGCTCTGCGCCTTGCTGGGCGAACAGTTCGACGCCCATAAGGTCAGCGACGCGGACGTGCGGAACAGCTTCGATGGAGGGACGCTGCTGCTGGCCCAGCAGGCGTTCTACGAGGAGCTGATCGATTTTTTCCGCAAGCGCGGCCGGGCCGATCGCGCCCGCGCCGTGGAAACCCAGATGAAGCTGATCGAGAAGGCGGTCAAGGCCATCGAGACGCGGATCGAGGGGTTCGACCTCGACCAGGCGATCCATGGCGCGATGTCTGGTTCATCGCCGGATGCCTCGGAATCGGCCCCGGCGAACTCGGCAGGCTGACGCTGCGACAGCTTCTATGGATGGCCGAAGGTCACGGCCGCGATGAATGGGGCCGCATGTCGGTGCTCTGCGCCCTGATCGGCAACTGCCATCGCGACCCGAAGAAGGGCCGGGCCTTCAAGCCGTCCGACTTTG